AATCTTTGATCTGAACTTACCGTCTAAAATATCACCTTTATGTGATATTACAAACACATTTGTATCACTTAAATGTGATAATATTTTCTGCAGATTTTCTACACCGTCTACGTCAAGTGAAGAATCAAAAGTCTCATCAAGAATCAATAGGTTTGTAGAGATCGAGTTCTTCATTTTTGCGATCTGCCTCCATGTAAACAGGAGACTTAGATCTATACGCTGCTTCTCACCTTCAGAGAATGAGTCATACGTAAACTCATCGCGATGGCGAGACCGAATTGTTTCTTGGAAAGATTCATTTAAATCAAAGTGAACAAAGAAGTCTAGAATCTGCAAATACTGATTGACCAGCTTATTTATAACAGGTAAATACTGTTTTATGATCTTTGTTTTGATGCCGGTGTCCTTCAGCATCTCACCGATTACTTCGTTATAATTACGTTGTTCGGCGATTTCGAGTTTTCGTTCCATAAGCGAACTCTTTTCAGCGGCGAGTGCATTGAGTGCATCAATCGCCTCTCCAAGATCCGTTCCTCCCTGCTCAATCTTGGATAGATCCGCTCGCTTATTGTTAAGTGTGGAATTAGTCCGTGATAACGCTTTATTATTAGACACCAGACTTTGTTGTGCCGTTCGAAGTTTTTCCTGAACTTGAACTGTGACCTCCACATCTGATTCCACCTGAGCTGCATCCGTAGCGACATTTTGTAACGTGCCATTGATAGTCTTAGCCGTTTCCGTGGCAGCTTGGATTTTTTCTGATCTGAGTTGCTCACTAATATTTTGGGAACATGTGGGGCAGACATCATTATCTTGAAAGAACTTCGTTTCCTTGACCAGCTGTTTGATTTGAGCTTTGAGATCATGTTCGTGCTCCTTGAGTTGTGTTTGCTTAGTGTTAAGCTTAGTAAGCGTCTCTGATACCTTCTCGCTATTGGATTCAATGAACGACCCGAGCTCAACGTTCTCATCCGTGAGTCGAGACTGTTCGGTCTCAAGCTCAGTAATTTCTTCTTTAATCTTATCCGCATATTCCTTGTTGAGCGCTTTAACATCGCTGATGTACTTCCTCTGTGTCTCAATCTTTGAGTTAACCATATTGAATGAGTACTCAATCTCGGTAGAAGAGTCCTTGAGTAATGCGTTCTTCTCACGTAATAATTGATTCATCTTTGAGAATACATTGATATCAAGTAGATCCTCGATCACCTCACGTCGATGACCAGCAGGTAACTGCATGAATGGAATGAAGCTACTGCTACCAAGTACCACGACCTGATGAAACGTCTTGTGGTTGAGTTTCAAGATATTCTGTTCAAGTAAACGTTGGTACTCTTTTGCATGAGATTCTTGATTCAACATGCTGCCGTTATGATAGATCTCAAAGACACTTGGCTTGATACCACGGACAATCTTGTAGTGGTTATTACCTACCTCAAACTCTACCTCGACAACACATTGCTTTTGATTTACAGAGTTAACGAGTTGAGGTTTATTGATATTACGATGAGGTTTGCCAAACAAGCCAAAAGAAATGGCATCTAGCATTGTAGATTTACCAGCTCCGTTCTGACCTACGATAAGGGTTGATTGTGTTCTATCTAAAAGAATTTCGGTAAATTTATTGCCGGTACTCAAGAAGTTCTTGTACCGTACTACCTTAAATGTTATCATACTATATCTAAAGCCTGTGCTTCATTCATGAGGTCTGACATCTCGGATTTGATCCTTGCTTTGTCCAAGTCTGTTTCAACATTATCTATATACGTCGATAGCAATTCTGTAGTTTCTTCTACATTAATTCCATCATCGTCTACATTCTCACCAAGAAACTCCTGGAAGTTCTCGGCAATCTTGAGTTCATAGATATCTTGAGCTTGGATTCTATCGAGAAACCTCTCAAACATAAATTGATCGTTCTTTGTTTGTACAACAACCTTGACAAACTTGCGAGAACAATCTGGCGTATCAATGCTATTATAATCTATATGACCGTCATTGTACAATATTTTTTTGAATAATATGTGCTTATTTCTTACGGGCGTGAGCTCGCGGGTCTCAGTGTCAAGCACGTGGAAGTACTTAGGATCACCTGCATCAGACCAAGTCAGTTCCATCTGATTACCGAGATAGTGAATGTTATCTCTCTGAGATTTTGTATGGAAGTGGCCAGACAACACCATTTCAAATCGTTTGAATATTGCAGCATCCATTCCGGTCGTTGACTTAATACCACGCATCATATCGAATCCATTCAGTTCCAGGTGTGCACAGATGATCGGTGCAGTCGTTTCCTGTAACCACTTGATTGTCGAATGATAGTTCTCGTTATTGATCCACGGTACAAGGCCAATACTCAATCCATCGTATTCATAGACTGATGGTTCCATGACAATCGAGATGTTGTTCATGTAATGACCAAGCAATTCTTTCAATGTGCAGATATTGTTTGTATTCTTATAGTAGACGTCATGGTTACCCGGAATGATATCCATCTGCATGTTGTTGTCACGCAACACGTCTAAAAATATTCTCCTATTATGGTTAATAGCTTTCACTGAGATTTGTTTACGGTTGTCGTAATAGTCTCCGAGGTGAAGTACTTGCTTAATATCATTCTCGATACAATATGGAAAGAAAGTATCCGTATAGAATCGAGTCTGGTTTTCTAGAAAGATATCCGATGAGTTACGAACATCACAATGCGTATCATTTAGTATTGCTATCTTCACTCAAGGAACTCCGTTAAATCTGAGTCAGCATACACCGTACGCTTTTTCTTTTTCTTTTCTTCCTTTGCGAACTCTTTGACCTTCTGATCCTGATCCTTTACCTTATCGATACGTTCTCTTAATACGTCAACATATGCTAAGATCTCTTGAGCTCCTTCGGCTGATGCATCAAACCCATCAACAAAGTCTTCGATAGAAGCTCTGCTCAGGTATTTCATTTTAATGTCTTGTTGTTTCTTTTCTTTTGATATTCGTCGCAGGAAAGCATACCATGTAATCTGTGTAAAATATGCAAATGCATTCGGTTTACCAGTTCTCGTAGCAGTCTCGATATTATAATTGTATATTGCTTTTAAACAATTCTCAACCGCATCCATTACCATCTCTTCGCGATATGTGTAGCGAATAAAATTATGCTTGTGCGACAAGCCTTCAGCGATACGTAAGAAACATTGTGCAATATAGTCCGGGACTATCGGGTGTGGTTTACCTTTATCTTTTGCTTTGTTTACTTTAGTTACATAGTCGACGACTGCCTGCGAAAAATCTGCATTATTAACGTAATGCACACTTTGTTTTTTTGACATGTCAATCTCCATTTCATAACAGGTATATTATACAACGATGTACGAAAAAAGTACATACGGGTTTTTTTATCTCGAAGGGAAAAATAGTTGTGTACAAATCGCAAAAATCATGTTAAAATAAGTGTACACGGCCGGGGGAAAGGAGTATACCGGTTTAATGTACTGTTCCGTCATCATTTATCGTTTCACTAATAGCTCTAGCATCTGAATCGTTACTAAAAGCTTCATACTCAAAGGGTTCATCTTTCATATCTTTCAATACATCATAATAGTGTTCAACTGCAACCTTTGCTGGTTTAGACTCTGATATGATGTGATATGAATTTAATACTTGCATACTATCTGGATCATTATTCATGAGCATCCATGGTTTAAATGTATAGTATCTCATACTGGCAGATGTATCGTCAACTGCAATAATCCGTAGCGCGCGACGAACAACCATTGCGTCATTGTCTTCGTCATTCCACGAAACAACTTCACATATAATCTCTTCGTCGTTTGTCAATTTAAATTGTCGGATGTCTATTGTCATATCTCTACCTCGTATGTTTTATATATGAAGTTCTCTGCCTTGTACATCTTCAATCTTTCATACGAGTGCAGTAGAGCAAAATTTTGTCGCGATCCGCTTGAAATGTCGTCCGAGATATCATACAATTGAGTTGTTCTCCCGTCATCTGATTTTCGAAGACCCCTTCCGATTGATTGTAAGACGCGGATCTGTGACTTGCTTGGAGAAGCAAATATAATATTGTGCAGATTACGAATATTGATACCAGTACTAAAAGTCCCCAGGCTAGCGACGATAATGGCGTCTGACTGTTTTTCAGTAATTTTCCGGATAGCCTCTCGATCTGATGTGTCAGTTGCTCCACTAACAAAGAAAACTTTTCGATTATCATCTGCCTTGTCCTCAATTAAGTCAAAAAGTATTTTACCATGTTTTTCTACATATTGAAATAGTACAAGCGTATTGCCTTTCTGCTCTAGTGCAAGATTTCGTATAAAATTATTTCGTCTTTCGTGTCTTACGATATAATCAATTTCATCTTGGTATGAGCGTTTTCCGAAATCTTCGCGATCTTTGTGTTTGAGTACGAGTCGTTTGATTTCCAGCTTTGCCAGTGCGTCATTATCTTGGAGAGTTCGGGTGGTAGTGACCTTAAATACTCTGCCGAATAATCCTTGTAGTACGAGTTCATGAGTTTGTGTCCCATCTAGTGTA